TCAAGAGATTTCTCTGATATCAATGTCTATGCAGTAGTAACACCAACTACACCTGAATGTTTTGTGCCTATTCCTAAGAAATCTGAATTAGATCCTTCATATGTAAACACATTACAGGGTGATTTTGTAGGACTTAATATTACTAATAATGGTGTACCTGTAACATCATTAGATACTGTATATCAGAGAACAGGAGCTGGGCCTTATCATTCACATGATGTTGTTATAATGGCACCAGGCGATAAATTAACTATTACACCAGCAAAAAATAGATTTGAAACTAGCGTTAATTATGGAGATAGTACAGGAATATCTGATTTCATAGATACTGTAAGAATAATTCCTCCACAAGGTCTAGTTGGAATTAATAGTAATAATGAAAATCTATCATATTATCAGCTAGAAATAGATAGTAATAGCAGTATTGTTCAAGATTTATCAAGTGCATGGATTGTAGGCAGTATCAACGCATATAATAATCTTATTATAGGTACAACTAACACTAATGCAAACTTACAGTTCCAAGTATCAAACATAGCCGATATAACAAATGATACTAATTATAAGGGTTATTATTTGAAAGCTGATATGTTTGCAATGCAAGGTAGTGATTTATCATTATCATTAATACCTGATATTTGCAATAACGGTGTTGATGCTAGTGGTGTTTATTTACCTCATAATTTTAAAGCAAGTCAACATTATAGAGAACAATTGACTAGTGTAGTTAAAAGTGTCAGTTCTGTTCAGAAACCTTTTAAAAATATTGCTGAAGCAAACTCATCAATGAATATTGTTGGTTTCACTTCTACACTTGGTATTCCATCAGGAGGAAGATACTTTTATGGGTTAGAGCTACCATCTACTTTCCAAGTAAGTGTTGCATATGATATAGATGCTATAAATCAAACATGGTCACGAGTTGATGCATCAACAGTTTTATGGGAAAATGAATTAATTATTGACCCTACTGGAGTAAGTACATTAATAGATAAAGATTCAGCAGAATGGGGTAGTTCTCATAATCTTCCAAATGTTAATGTAACATCTGGATTAATATTTAGTGAAGCAGTTTCAGGTGAGGGAAGAGACTATCTAACTAGACCTTTCAGTAGATTAATTGCACCCCCTCAGTTTCAAACAATGTCTAGGGTACCAGTTAATAATATTGGATTTACACCACTTCCACCAATACTAGTAGATAGTGACTTATCTCTGAACGGGTTACCATTATGGTGGGACTATACATGGACAGATTTTTCCGGTTCATTTGGATATCCAACACCATTTTTTGCTGTTAATAATGTACAACAGACAGGAATTGGTGTGTCATTGAATACATCTAATATTAAAAATGTTCAATTGTGTATAACAGAAGGATCAAATCCATTCACTTGTGATGCATCTAATCAACCACTTGCACCTACACTAAGAGATATGTCTTTCAATCAAGAATTAGATTTTAATGAAGCAATGTGGGCAAATGATAGATGGTGGGGCGCACTGACATCAGGAGGTAGTGGTGGTCCATATATAGAATATGACGCACTTTTTGCAAATGCGTTTACTAGTGGCGGAACAGGTTTGAAAGATTATAGACAGTATGATCCATCAGGTGATGATATTACATATGTATTATCTAGTGGCGTAACACATAATGGTATACCAATTGATATTTCAGGAACAGACACAGAAATTAAGTGGGTAATGATAAAATTGGAAACACCCGCTAATGTTGGAAATCTTGGTGTAAGGATTGATGGAGATCATCCAATAACTTCTGGAGATATATACAATAAATATTGGCTTTTCTATATGGAAGAAGATAGTCTAGGTTCAAATGTTTACACATGGAGGGATGCAAATGGCACAGCTTATATACCTAAGAAAATAAATACACCTTGGTTGGATGCAGGAAATGTAACCAGTACAGGAACCAATTCTTTAACAACATTTTCAGATGCACAAACTTATACTGGTTCTCCAGGTAATAATAATGGTTGTTTAACAAGTAATCAAAGTGCAACCAATTTTATAAAAGCATTCAATCCGACAGCAGCATTAAAAAGATATCTTGCAATCGGAATAAAAAATACATTGCAAGTAAAAACAATCGAACTATCTGTAGGAACAAATTAAAATCATCATATTTTTTTATGAATATAAAATATACGATGTCAAACAAAGTCTTAAATGAACTAGAAAATGATGTAGAGCTAGTTTTTAAACAAGCTTATCGTGCAGCACATACACATATTCGCGATAGTGAAGATGATATAAGAATAGGCATTGATGGTGAAGTAAAAGCACTAAAAAATATATTTCAACAAGATATTTACTCCGATGATGTACCAACCTCACTTCCTGCGTCTCAATCAGTTATTTCATTACATAATACAACTTCACAAACTATATGGAATAGTACAGTGTGGGATCAGTCATTAAGCAGTATTACGGTTCAAAACGCAACAGGTGCTTTACTACCACTGACATTTTACAATGCAGTATATTTAAACCCAGTGCATCCTAATAAAAGTCAAGCTTGGTGGCTACTTGATGGTGAGTTTGTTGATGAAAAACCAGAAAATAATTATTTAAGTCATACTATTCCTTCATCACATGATTCAGCAAATAAATCTACATTTGAACCTATTCTAGAACGATGGAATGGTAGTAGATGGATTAGAGAAATGCCACAAAATGAATCTGGCTTGAATTGGTACATAGATAGTGCAACAGGTATAGTACAATTCTATCAAACTGAGGCTAGTTTAAATGCTTTAAATATTAATGCAATTGGTCTTATGGATGATGCATCCTTCTCTAGACCAAGATTATCATTTATAAAATATGATGGTCCAACAGGTGCAGCAGGAGGTGGTACAGGAAATGCGCCAAATAGTAATTATGAAGAATACGGGAATTATTATGATGATTCAAATAAATGGATTGCAAAAACTTCTACTACTGATCTTCCACCTTATGGCGCTGATCTAAGAGTTGCTGCAGCATCAAAGTTTAGATTATTTGCTGAGTATAGTGATACTAGTGGCAATTTATTAACTCAAGAAGTTATTCTGTTCTTAGGTGTAGTTGGACATAGAGACGTAAGTGGTGGAGTTTATTCAGAGGAGGTGCAATTTACAATTGAATCTAATCTATTTAATAATTCTCCTTTAATTGAAAATATTAGATTATATGCTCATAGAAATCCAGGTGGTGTGATTAAGTGTGATTACTACATGTATGTAGATATTAATAAAACAATAGTACCCTCTTCTGGAATGTTATTAACAGCAGAATGTTATAATAATAATCACGGAGATGTAACTGATGGCAGAAGATTATGGCAGCTTAATGACGGTACTTTAACAACTAGTAATTCAGCTTCAGGTATGTCAGAATTAAAAAGGGTTTCCACTCTTGAATCAGAAACTGTTACTTATGCAGGAGACAATGTAATAATTAATAAGTTGAATGGTGAGAATCCTGCTCTTTATGAAGAATACGTATTTGATGATGCTAATCTTGCAGTGGGAGATTGGATTTCTCTTATGCAAGTAGGAGATGGTGTAGGTGACGGTAGCTTACGTGCAGATGCATTATTTGTATTAGAGGATCAATCTTCTGGTGGTCACCACACATTAAAGTTTTTAGCTAAGTTTAAACATGGCAAATGTTTACTAGATGTTGTAAGTAGTAATTATTATTCTAATGATAGAATAGATAGACTACGAGTAGTAGGAAAAAAAGTGTATGATGGTGGTATAATACAAGTAAGACTATCAAGCAAAAACGGAAATAATATGATTCTTAGAGTTTATGAGAACTTGAATCTTAAAGGTTGGGTTTCTCTTGTAGGTGAACAGAATAATAATACTTCTCCTAATCCTGATAATACTCCGACTGTTTACACAAATAATCCTACTAGACCACCTGGTTCAACATATACTGGTTTTGGTAACACATATCCATCAACAGAGTTTACAGAGGTAAATATTATAAATGGCGTTAGTAAAAATGCTCTTAAAAGTACAAATGCAGATATTTTCTATCATGAGAGTGATATAGATATTTATAATGGATCGCTAGATTTGAGTGGTAGTAACATAAATATGAATAATGGTAGTAACATAGATATGAATAATAACAATATACTCTCTGTTAATGAAACAGACATCATAAAAGCTACTATTACTACTGCTGAAGTAGATAGAATTACTAGAATTACTGGAAGCGGAGGACATGTTAAAATTGGTACAGCCGCAGCAAATGCAGGCACTGGAGAAAGAGTCGAAGTAACAGAACCACTAGTATTGTATAAAGGCAATAATGCAGTAACAAATATAAATTATAAGATAGGTGGATCAATTCCATCTGTTCCAGAAGGAAGTGTTATATATGACGCAAGAAATACAGGAAGTGGAGGTGTACAATTACCAATGTTTAAAAGAGATTTTGATATTACAAACTTTCGTTTTGATGATCGCGGTGTCCTAACTGGTTATTATAGTACCCCAAAAGATGGTTGGGCTTTAAGTTCACCATATACATTTAAACTAGTTAGTCCACTTGGTGTCAGGCACACAGCAGAAGTTCTAACAGGTAACGGCGAAGGTATATATGAGTTTGTAGAAGGAGCTACAGCTGGAACTGCTAATCCAACGACAGGAAGATTTTCAAAATCACCAAATCCATTCTGTTTAGTGCATCCTATGGGTGATTGGACGTTATGGCATATATTTTCAGCTGGTCAAAGTGAACTTTTAATAATGCGAGCTCATAAAGCATGGCGTGCAATGATAATTAGGGAAATACAGGTAACTTCATATGGTGTGCAAGCCACAGTGAATAATACTAGTACTAATGCAGTAGATGTCGATTTTGAATTATGGGTTGGTCTTCTTGATAAAAATGCTCCAAATACAAATCCAGTATCAAACAGTAGTAATAAGTTAAATACTTACGTTGCATCCAATAATGCTCTTGCTACTTCTCAATGCGATGCATACACCTATATATGGGATGTAATATCTACATCCAATGGAGGTTCAGCCAGTAATAACTGTACACAACCATGGCAACATGTACCTAATGCAGTATGGGATAATGATTTAACAAATCCTACATGTCAAAGAATTAAAGTAAATAGAATACAAGTTAATGCGGGAACAACTACAACGGTTAGAGATCCCTGGATTGAAGGCATTAAGAACTCAAGTAAGTTTTGGGGTGTGCAAAATGCTATTACATCAATTAAATTAGATCTACCATTATATTGTCCGAAAGATTATGGTGTTGGTGTATGGTTTGTAGAAAGATGCCCAACAACATCACAATTATCAAGTGGATCAAAAGTAACTTTTGGTGCATATAGCTGCGATCATAATGGTTTCGCTCCAGCATCAGCACCATATCAAGTTGAAGTCCTAGCTGAAATGAATATGCAAAGTTAAATTAGTTTGTTATATGTTTTTAAAACAATTATTTATAACAAATATATATATTATGTCATACTCAATGAATTACACCGATTGTTATAATGGAAACTGTGATTATGGCGGTGATTGTGAAGATTGCGGTGATGGAGGATATGGAGAAATAGGACCGCCTGGACCCGCTGGACCCGCTGGACCTGCTGGAGCCACTGGACCTGCTGGACCTGCTGGACCCGCTGGACCCGCTGGACCTGCTGGAAGCGGAGGATCAGGAGCTGGTCAATTATATGTAGGTCTAAACGGAGTAACAGGAGCAACAGGACCATTTCCAGTATCATATTTATATTTTAATACAGATGATGGCTTTACATATACAGGAATATCTGGTGCAACAGGAGGTGGGACTTTAATAGGTAACTCTAAAATTACAGATATAGAAGCTTATTTATTTCAACAACCTCCACAAGTTGTTCGGCTCCCTCAAGCATCATCCTCTCAAACAATAACATTTACATGGCAACAATATACTCCTATTGTTGACAAAACCAGTTTTGCTGTGGCACCATCTAATTTAGGAAGTGGTTTTGACTGGTTTCCTTATATTAGTGATTTTATATTTGAATATCAAAAAGATGGTTCAAGTGTCTGGTATCAAGTTACTGGTTCATCTGCAACTACAGGCGGTACACATGGAGGAACTGGTATAAATGCATGGATAAACTATGTGAATGCAAATGGAACTACTTCTGGTGGACCTACTTTTTTGAGTCGTGTTGACTTTCATGGAATTGGTACTGCTGGTCAATCATTAACTAATCCAGATGTTTCTTTTATTAATCCTTTAAGTATTGATATTGGCCAAGCTTCCGGTTTAGGAAACGCATATCGTTTTAGATTTGCTTTTACAAATCAATCATCACAAGACTACAATTATGTATATTGGCCTGATCCTTCTAATGCTACTGCTATTGGATTTGGTAATTTTGGCCCGGCTAATCCACCTAGCTCTATTACTTTGTCTTCTACAGCATATAATGATCTTGCTGGCAACGGTGTTGGTGCACCAGACGCATCCGGTATGGATGTAAGTTTAAATATCCCTTATGGAAATAACGGATTAAATGTTTACTATGGTGCTGATATTTGTGGAAATAAAAGGTCCTCATATATTCAATTTGAAGGTAAAGGTTTAACTGCTCAACAGAATCTTTCCATAGAAACAAGTGCTATAAATGTTAAAAACTGGCCGGATATTAATATTTTACCACCTGGATTAGATACAATTGCTTATCCAGAATATTTATATACTGTTGATTTATCAACAAATAATGCATTTTCCAGTTATTATTGTAGAAACACATCAACAGATTTTTCAAATGTTAGAGCTTATGCTCCAGCGAGTGTACCTGTGACAAATACTGGAATTGTTATACCTACAAAAAATATTGTAAACCCTTCTTTTCAAGATACATTAACAAATACAACATTTACTTTATTAAATATAAAAAAAAATGGTGTTACTTCCACAACATTTCCTGCTTATAGAAGAAATGCTGGATATACTCTATTTAATGTTCATGGCATGAATCCTGGAGATACTCTTGAAATTACACCAACACCTTCTTCATTTAATACAAAAGTTAACTATGGTGATAGTACAAATAATACAACAACTTGGGTAGATAATGATAGTTTTGTTGGAAACGATTGTTCTGGAGAAACACTAAGTTTCTATCAATTAGAAATTGACGGTACATCTAGTTTGGTACAAGATTTATCTAGTACATGGAAAATAGGCGGTGTAAATGCATTCAATAGTCTTGATCTTGTTCAAAATCCTAGTAATAGTAATTTAGAATTTCAAGTATCTGCTATGATAGATACTGGTGCTGGAGATGTTAGAAAAGAGGGTTATTATTTGGGTGCAACTGTTTCAAGTATTCAAGCAATAGATTTGTCATTAGCAGAAATACCTGATATTTGTAATAATGGATATCAACCTTATGATCTAAAATTGAGTCAAACTTATAGAACGAGTAAAAGCACTCCTGCTACTGTGGTCAGTGAAAGTCGAACAGGTTCATTTTTCAATATTAAAAATCCCGATACTTCGTTCAATATTACAGGACATACTGTTACTTTATCTGATCCTGCTGGTAGCGATTATTTTTATGGACTAGAACTTCCAAATAACTTTACAGCAGTTGTAAACTTTACAATTAATAATATCCACCCTACATGGGCTCCATCAAGTACAGGAGACATCTGGGATATAGAACTTTTTGTCGATCCAAATAGCTCAAATCAATCTATAGATAAATCATCACAGTTTTGGAATACTACAGGAACAGCACAAACACTTAATGTTACAAATACATTAATTTTCAATGTAGGGAAAACTAGTGCTGGTACAGAAGGACGTGATTATCATAAAAAACCTTTTAGCAGGGATATGATTGTTGGAAATCAACTAAAAACAATTTCTACATTTAGTAATAATATTGGATTTTCTGACTCGAGCATTACATTACAAACAGATCTATCATGGAATAAAAAACCTTTATGGTGGGATTATACGTGGGCAGCTACTGGTAATTTAACAACACCTAGTCCGCGTTTTGGTGTTACAGCTAGTGGTTCTACAAATATTGGTATTAAATGGACTAACACTAATATAACAAATGTAAGATTGTGTGTTACAGATCAACAAAATCCATTTGATTGCCATGTAACAACTCAGCCTGGACCACCAGTTCAACGCGTAATAGATTTTAAAGATTTATTAGATTATAATGAAGCTATGTGGGCAAAAGATGCATGGTTTGGGTCAAATACTTCTGGATTAACAAATCATCCATATATCGATTATTCTACAGACTTCTATAATTCATTTTCTAGTGTTGGTACAGGTTTGCAAGACTATACAGGAAATGCAAATAGTGGCGATTCAATAACATTTTCTCTTCCAAGTACTATTACATACGATGGTTCAACTATTACAAATCAAAGTAATAGTGATATTAAATGGGTAATGATTGAGTTTGATGTTGCAGCAGGTAGCGGTAATACAGGAATACTTATTGATGGTGTAAAACCAGTATCATCTTCTGTAGCAACTAGTCAACTAGTTTATAGTGATTATTTTGTATTTTATATGGAGTCAAGTGCTGCATCTTATACTTGGAAAAATGCTAATGCAGCTAGTACAATAGGTACAAAAAATAATACTCCATGGCTTGATGTAGGTAATAAAAATTGGACTGGTTCTGGATCAATGTTAACTTTTGATAATGCTCAAAGCAGTACAACAAAAGGGTTGAATAATGGGTGTTTAGTTTCAAATTATAATACAGCAACTAATTTTATTAATTCATTTAATTCATCACAAGCTAATAAAAGGTATATTGCTGTTGGATTATTACCAGGAGATACAATAGGAGAGATAACTCTTACAGTTGGTACTACTTAATTAATGGTACTACTTAATTAAATTAAATATTGTATAATATTTTATAGTTTTAAATTATACAATAATGGCCAATATATTAGACGAGTATGAAAATAAAACAAATCTGCTATTTAAGCAATTCCAAGGTAAAGCTCAAGCAAATATTGCCACATTGGGATCATCAGGAGCTGGAGGGCCTACAGGTTTTCAAAATGAACCAATAAAAGGTTTAAATATGGTTTTTCAAGAAAATATTCTTTCCCAAAGTTTTCCAACACAATTACCACCTACTCAGACTGTAACTGCTCTTTTTTCAACAGTCTCTGATTCTTCATGGGTTAGTAATATATGGGACCAATCAATTAATAGCCAACAAATACTAGATAGCTTAGGAAATCCTTTGCCTTTAAGATTTTACAAAAGACTTTATTTAAATCCTGTATTAAATGGTAAAAGTCAAGCATGGTGGCTTTTAGATGCTTCCAATGTTGACAGTATTCCCGAAAATAATGTTTTAAAATACACAATTCCATTTGGTTATGATGGTGCTAGTGTATCTACATTTAGACCTATTGTAGAATATTACAATGGTTCAACATGGCAAGATGATCAACAAGGCGATAAAGATAGTTTAAATTGGATTATGGACCCTGCCACTGGAATATTACAATTTTATCAAACTGAGGCCAAGTTGAATAGTATGAATATTGGAGATAGTCCATTAGCTATAACAGATCCAACAAAAAGACCGCGTATATCATTTATTAAATATACAGGTAATTTTGGTACAGGAGCATCTAGTGGTGGTGGAGGAAGTGGACAACTAGGAGTAGGTGTTTTAGACTCTTCAAATGGACCACAACCAACGCAAGATGTTAGTGCTATTTATTTTGAAAACAATAATTTTGATGTTTCATTCGTAAACAACACGGCTAGAATTAGCTTTATTGGTGCAGGTTCAGCAAATGTATCTGATTTATCATATTATTTTTTTGATGTCCCAGATGATTTAAGTGGTGTAGGTGATGTATCAATGGGATCTACTGGTCCTTTTATAGAATTATTTATTAATACCATACCTAAACAAACTAAATCTGCTGTACCTTTTGGTAATAGTTTACAATATCCTGGTGGTGCATCAAGCAATGGTAACCAAGTTTCTCTACCAATAAATCATTTACCTTTTTTTGATGAACTTAAAATCCAATATAAAGACTGGAATGATGGTTTACCTTTTACAAATGGGTGGTTTGACTTATCTATTAATAATACTTCTCCATATGTACAAAGTTTCATACCTCCTACAATTAACAAAGTAAATCTTGGTATAGGATCTGTTAATGGTGTAGAATTATTAGATAAATCCAACAATACTAATAATCATAATCCTCCCTTTGTTACTTATAATAATGATACGCAACTTAAAATTGGAGGACGTTATCAATTTAGATTATTTCTAACTAATAATGGGGACGAAAAGGGAATCATAGATCCTGTATATAAAGTATCTGTTCCATACAACTATTTATATATACCTGATGGTTCTGGTCAAGCTTTACCATTAGGTGAGTTTGGATTTGCTAGATCACCTACTACAATAAGCTTCTCATCTGCACAATTAACAAGTTTTTCAATTATAGGAAGTAACAATGATCCTAGCGGTGCTGATACTAGCTTGAATATTCCATTCCCTATTAATAGTGGATTAGGTTATAAGGTATTTTTTGGTTTTGATATATCACAGACACCTTTGCCTGCTGCAACAGGTTTTCCTGGAACTACGGGGGCAAAACAAATGCCAACATATAGAAACTTAATACCAACAGTTGGATTTCAATATGAAACACCAACTGGTCAATTAACAAAGAATCTGGGGCCTGTACCAAACAGCAATGTTTCTATGTCAACAGTTTACCCAGAAACTAATTATCATATTACCAATTTCTACATGAGAAATAGTAGTATTGATAATTCTAATGTTAAAGCTTTTGCCAAAGATAGTTCTTATGTTGTTTTACCATATGATCCTAGCTATACTACAGGCATTCCAACTAGAGCACAAGCAGGTGCTGCACAAAATAGATTACAAACAGCAACAAATCTTACTTTTAGTGAAGATAATGGTATTACAACAACGCAAGCAATCCCTATTTCTGGAGGGACAGTTCAAGATGTTTTCTTTTTAAATAAACCTTATTCTACAAGCTTTACTGTAGGCAATTTACCAGGTAAGTTTGCTAATAATAAAAATACTATTGATGATTTAAGTCATGTAGGTTTTGATAGTGAAACAATAGGCTTAACAATAATAGGTATGCAAACTAGAGATAATCCAACCACAATTAGATATGATGCTTCAACTAACTTTACAAGAGGTTATTTGATGACCACAAATGTAGGTATTAGTAATGGCGATACTAACTTTTTTGAATTAAATGCAACATCATCTGAAGGAGGTGGTGTCCCTAATTTACAAAAAAAAGGGTACTATACAGATATTACTATTAATAATGCAAAACTTTTAGATATATCATTAAGTACATATCCTGACATATGTAATAATAGTTATACACCATATACTGTTGCTATCATTGACAATTTTAATGAAAATAATACTTTTGTAAAAGGTAATGAAGTGACCGGAGAGATTGCAATTGGAGAAAAACCAGGTAATATGTTTTACTTGTTAAACACATATTCAAATCCTATAGTATCATTATCAGCAGAGTTTTTTGGTTTAAAAATGCCTGATCCTAGAATTAATCAACCTGTTGCAAACATATCATATCAATATGATTTATTAAATATATCAGAATGGTGGAGACCTAATACCACAAATATAACTAGAGCAGAACTAGAATATAATAATTTCGCAAGCAATTTACTAATTGAGTTCTATGAAGCTACATGGTCTTCTATTTCTACACTAGTACCTAATATTCTTGTTAATCCAAATCTAGTATTAAAGAGTAATTTATGGGCTAACTCTAATGGATCAAGTATACCCAATTCTAGAAAATATTCTAGGGATATTGCTGATATAGGGTTTACAGGTAGTCAATTTAGAATAGAAACAAAATGGAATGATAATGTAACTTATTGGAGTAGTGATTATACTAATTCAGAGTTTCAAGATATTTCATTTGGAACTCCTGGAAAATATTTGTGGTGGGATACAACATGGAGTATTCAAAATGTTACTCAGATTGCTTCTGGAGAATTGCCTGATAGTTTTTTAAGCATTTCACCAACAAGTATTGCTATTTTTAAAACTTTGCTTATTAATTCTGCACCTAATCCAACATTGTCTGATTTTGACCACGGAGTATCACTTGTAGGAGTAAATAATCAAGCAATTTGGGCAAACGATGCATTTAGAGGCCCTGCTACCACAGGAAAAAATAATCCATATATTGATTATGCAAGTAATTTCTATAATCCTAGTGGAGCATTAAAAGATTACTCCAGTTTAGCAAATCAAGGTTATACTGTTAGTGCTACAATGTCTTCTAATCAATTTTGGGCAAATAATACAACCACTAGTATTAGCTTAACACCTGTAAAGTTTTTCACAATTGAAGTAGTTGTTCCAAATACTTCTTCAACGGCATATCAAAATTATAGTTTATATGTAGAAAATGATTCAGACAGTGAAGTAAAACCATATGATCCAACTGGAGCTACAGGCGATACTGATGGATTTGTTTTATATCAAAATGAAATTATAAACGATTCTAGTACAGGTACAAACACTTTATATCCATCTTCTTCTCAAAATAGATCATATAATGGATTGATAGTTTGGACATCATCTGCACTAACTTCTCCAGGAACTTTTAATGGTACAAAAAATATTTTAGGTGTACCTAGCGATATTAAATGGAAAATTGTTTTTTCAAGTACGTCTAGTAGTTTAACAACAATTTTACAATTATCTATAGGTATACCATCGTCTCAAAATATTAAAAGTATAAATCTAACATTTTTAACATAAATTAAATTAAATATTGTATTATAATACCTATTTATAATATAATATGAGTATACAGCCTGACCAAAAAACAGACTTATTATTTAAACAGTTTACTGGTGTAGCAAATATATTTCATGATCCAACTGATTTTTCAGTTCAGCCAAAAGGTTTTACCCCTGCAATTACAAATAAATCCATATATTCTAGAGATATTCCTAATAATATAGCAGGTATAACTGCTGTAAATGGGTTTGGTATAACACTTTATGGTACACAAGCATTAGATCTTTCTTATGGAGATGCAAGTGCAAACATCGGACTAACTGTTGATTTGGGAAATAATTTAAGATATTATCATCGATTGCCTCTAGACAAGGTTCAATCTAGCGATCAAGCATATTATAAATTAGACGCTTGTGGTAATAATATTTTACAAGATACAATACCATTTAAATATGATGCTGAGTTTGATTCATATTTTCAGAGTTTATATATTTATGATAGTGCTACAAATAATTTTCAATTTCAAACTTTAGGTGGAGGTGTTTATAAATGGCTATTAGATTATCAATCCGGTTATGTCCAATTCTATGGCGATCCCACAAATATTATTCTATCTCCTACTCAGAAGCCGTGTATTTCATTTGTTAAGTATACTGGCCCAAAAGGAGCAGGCGGAGGAAGTATAGGAGGAGACATGTCTTATAATAATTTGATAATTGATAGTAGTTTAATTGCACAAGATGGTGTATTTGAAAATCTAACAGTTAATCAAACTGCCAATCTTCCTGAGGAAACTTTAATAAAACCGCGTTTTGATAAATTATCTGGTACGCATATAACTAATCATCCTTTTTTTGATCCAGAATATCCTGTTACAAAGCAATATGATGCTTTTAATATTAACTACACCGAAAATCCTGTTACTGAAAATGACTGGGTTACTATTGCTAGATGCGGTGAAGTTCAACCTAGTAATGCAGATGGTAGGGCAGACGCTTTATTTAAAGTTACACATGCTTCTAGTGGAAGACATGAAACTATTAGTTTTATTGCTACAAAAAAATATGGTAGAGGTTTTGCAATTAATGTATTACAGCATGATTGGTATAGTGGACCAAACTTCAAAGCACTAAGAATTGCTTACAACTCTACTTATCAAGGAGGTGTAGTACAGTTGCAATTTACTTCAAACCTAGGAACCACTAATTTTAATCATCCATTAGCTATTAATATTGTACACAATTATGATTATCCTGGGTGGGAATTATACACAGATACATCTGGTAGTAGAATAGCAGATGGACGTGAAGTATTTTATGTTATTCCAGACAATAATCCACAGTCACAAAATACAAATACATTTGGTTTAACATATCCGTTGAATAATGAGTTCAAATTAGAAAACTTAGATTGGGATCCTAATGCTGGTACTCTGGGTGGTGCTAACCAAATGACTACTAATCCGGCTAGATTTACTAGACAGGTAGACGTTAAAGGAGAGCTTACACTTCTTGAACAAAATCTGTTAAAAGTAGTAGAATATCCTTTTTATAGTGAAGCGACACCAACGCATCCTAGTTGGCCTACAACCCCTGGCGGTACACCTGTATCTGGTTCATTAACAGGGTATTACCAGTTTGCTACAGTTGATAACCTTAGAAAGATTAATCCAAGCAAAAATAATATGGCATATGCTGTTATGAGTGGTGATTTTACATTCTATACAAGACTTAATATTGAAGATAGTGGTTTTAACAACGTTAATAAATTATCATTCAATGGCGATTTCACAATTGGTGTTAATCAAACATACGACTTTGCCGTAAATCCTGCAGAATGCTTTATACATACAAAAAATTGTTTAACCGAAACGAATACTCCTTTCAAAACAATTACTATGTTAAAGAACGACAATACTAATCAATATGAATTATATTTATATTACGAATCACCTGGAACTTCGTCTGGTTATAGAGACAAAATAATTGACCTGACTATTCAATTAAAAGGAAATGATAATATTAATCCTACTATTGTTGACTTAAGTGGCAATACAACTAGGGTTTTAAATTGGGAATTATTAACACCTGTATATATTGGTGCAGCACTTCCTACTACAAATACTTTTATACGAGAAACAATTGATTTAAAACCTTATGGTGAACGCATCTGGAGTGGTACAACTAAGCCATTTTATGGTAAAAATAGTGTAGCTAGTTTTGGTAAGTTTATTTTGCAAAATTATAATTATGATTCTACCAATCCATTTGACGATGATGGCAAAGTAATCGCACAAGCCACGGCTTATGACCCAACAGGTGCTACAAATACTACGAAAGTAATTTCTATTAATGGTACATTTAGATTATTAGCAAAATATGAATCTGGTGCACCGACAGATCCTATTTACACACATGAGATTGTTTTTACAGCAGGTGTTCAATCAACTGGTACTGGTGGAGGTGTTAACAATAATACTTCTACTTTTTTAAATATTCTAAGTAACAATTTCTCACACGAAGGTAATCCAATTATACAAAAAGTTGTAATGACCAAAGAAACCAATAGCTTTGGGTATTTTTATAATATATATATCATACATGATAGTTTAACAACCAGTCATGAATTAGATATTAGTCTATACAACAACGACATAAACAATTTTACAACCAATGAATTACAAGAAGTTTCATGGCAATTAGGTAGAGACCAATTGGGTGGAAGTAATACAAGTAATATTAATCGACAGTGTGTTACTACTATTTCATCTCAAAGTACATTTAATCAAGATATTACTTTTTTCCAAAAAATATCTTTTGGAAATGGCGATGCAAATGGTACTATTATTACTGAGGATACTACTGATTTGGAAACCAATCTTGTATCTAATATTTCTAGCGATGGTACAAAAAATCTTATTGTTGATTTATCAGATGGAGGTCTAGTTATTGATGCAAAAACCGCACCAAGTACAGCAGGAGGATTAAAAATATTTAACAGTGGAGGAACATATAATACTACTCTTTCTAGTCCACAAATTAGTCTTATTCCTTATATTAATTCAGGTGGAGCAGGGACTCTTGGAAATCCCACAACAATTTCTGTTAACGATGATGAAGCTACTATTTTTAAAGGTTCAGGAAACTTATCACTTTATACTGGTTTGCAAGATTTTGGTAGTTTCAATATATATCAAAGTGATGGAACTACATTAGCTTCTTCAAATGTTATCAATAGTAAACACTTAAACGGTACAGAATATCATTTAAGTTTAAATCATTCTAGAAATGACACGGATGTTATTATAAATACTCCTAATTATAATATTTTAGATCCACCACAGCTTCCTGCCATGATTGCTGACTCTGGAACTGATACAATTACTTTTAATGCACCTGTTATATTTAATAATGACGTTAATATATCCCAGGAGTTTACGTTTAATACTAGCAATATTAGCCCAGATGACTGGTTTACGCTTGCACAAACAGGAGATGGAAGTGATAGAAATCAACTACGTTCTGATGCTAAGTTTATACTCGAAGATAGATTAGGAAGTCATCATCATACTCTTATATTTAAAGCTGGAGCGAAGTTTAATTCTGGAATATACATTAATGTACTTGAAAGTTCATGGTTTTCTACTCCAAGAATAAGAGCTCTTAGAATTGCATATAACTCAACATATGACGGAAGTGTTTTACAGGCTCAACTTAATAGTGATTCTGGGTCACAATCTAGTAGCAATTTAAAACTAAGAATATATCAAAATAGAAATGAACAAGGGTGGTTTTGCGATATATCTGGTAGTCCATCTGCTACAAATAATCCCACATGCTATGTAGTAACCGGCAGTAGTAATGGGTTTGGAACTGCTTATCCTAATTTTAGAGAAGCAGGTAATGTTATTTATGACCCAAATGGACGAAATACTACACAAATTACTACTAACAATTTTGTAGTACAACAAAGCACATTAACTGTTGAAAATAGCAGTGGTGTTAATATTGAGTGTAATCAATCTCCAGGTAATATTGTTCTTGATACTATTGGTAATACAGTTCCACCGGGCGGTGCTACCAGAGGAATAAGCTTAGCTTCACATGAAGGTATGTTACTACAATGTAATAATAACAGTTCTGCTTCTAACCCAGGAGTATTTGTTGTTGATGGAAATGTTTGGTATTTTAACACTGGTGGTTTCAATATGAATGGAAAAAATATTGTTGGTGCAACAAAAATGGAATCTGATACTTTCACTCGTAATTCTGCTTCGACAATTTCTATTGGTGAACTAACAACTGCTACATCTGGCAATTATATTAATATGAAGGAGCCTACATTAATTTATAGAACATCGAACTCTAATGGTACAAATTATCTGAATAATCTTGGTGGAGGCGCATTTCCGACAGCAGCAAATGGTATACAATTTTTTGATAGTGGTAGCGAAAACCAGTTTCCTGTTCAACGCAGAGGATTTTCAAGTTTACCTACACCACTTTACACAAACTGGGCTCAGACATCACCGTATAGATTTGAATGTGTTATAGCAACTTCTATTAGAAATGGTACTACAACGTCAAACAAACGACTTACTAGTACAACCAGTTATTTAGATCATGCATCTAGTGATGGTTGGAGTGCTTATGAAGTTTCAAGTACCGGTCAAGGTACCAGTGTCTTTTTAACAAGACATCTTTTGAGTTATGATTGTTTAATTAAATCGGTTACCGTTCAACCAATGGGGTTGTATTGTTCAATCAATAACACCACTGGTTCTTCTAAAATAGTAGATTTTGAATTATGGATTACGTATGAAGATGGTGCAGCTACCGGCACAAATAGTAATCTCGTAACTGTTTTTTTCTATTCAACAGGTTGGCCTGCTAATATGTTAACAACTGATATCAAAAATAATAATACAAATAGTAATTACGCTAGAAAAATTAAAACGCGTACAGCAACAATAACTAATGGCGGTTCTGCAGTATATAATCCTTTTTTAACTGGTACTAACGCACACAAGCCAGAAATATTAAATGTAGACCCACCACTTTACGTACCCAAAGGTAAAGCTGTAATTGTTCACGCAGTAGAACGTAGAGTTTCAAGTATCTCTTCAGGATATATAGAGTTTACTACATATGCTTATGGTCAAGGAGGCTCTGGTCATGCATCAGGAGCTATGGTGTGTAATATAATTGGTGAAATTAACTTCAATTCATAAATAGTTAAATCTATATTATAATCTCATATGAGGGTTATAATTAAACTTAAAAATGTAACTGTAATATATATACTTATAATGAATGAATATATTACAGGTGGTGTATCCGGTATTTGTCAGGCAATGGTAGGGCACCCCTTTGATACTTATAAGGTTATGATGCAAAATAATAAATTAAATATTAACACTATTAAAACAACAAATCCATTTAGAGGTATAAAATATCCCATGATGTCAAGTGTTATTGTTTGTTCTCTTACATTTGGCATTCATAATCACTGTAAAAAAGAGCTTAAACTTAGAGATTGGTTTTCTGGGTTTATTGCTGGAACTATGGCTACTCCACTTTGTTATATAGCTGACTATGGAAAAATCAAAGCTCAAATGAATATGCCTATTAAATGGAACTATATTTTCAAAAATAAAGGTATGTTTTCCACTTTCTTGCGAGAAAGTATTGCTTTTTCTGCTTATTTTGAAACATATAATTATTTTAAGACACATAAGTATCCTATTCTTCTCTCTGGTGCACTAGCAGGATTATGTAATTGGACTTTATCATATCCATTTGATGTCATTAGAACTAGACAAGTGGCTTATGATTTAACACTTAAACAAGCTTACAATATGGGAAAATTATGGAAAGGATATCTTCCTTGTGCTATGAGAGCAATTAAAGTTAATGCTGTTGGCTTTTATGTATATGATAGTTTAAATGATATATTAAATAAAAAAATTGAAAATCAGTAAACTATACAACATTTCTACTATTAAAAGTATTAAAAATGTTGAAACTATTTGTTAGAGACAAGAAAAATAACATTCATGATTGTAATGTATGTTTTGAAGCAAAAGATTGTACTCAATGTTTAAAATGCAAAAACTGTTTTGTATGTCAGGATTGCCTTTTATCTATGTGTGAAAATGGCATATGTAATAAATGTCCTCATTGTAGACAATCTGAATGGAGAAAAAGTCTAAAAAAATCTAAAATTGTTCCTATTAGTGTAAATAATATTATTATATCAGAACAAAGACATACTACTACTACTAGTCAATATGTTTATACTTCTAGAAGACCAAGAGATGAAAGACCTAGTACAATTGCATTTCAATCAATGACACAAAGAGGAAGATTCTATTATAGGTTAATGATGATATGTGTAATGTTATGTCTTTCCTATATGTGTGGATTTATAACAATAATAATTATCACTGTTAAAAAGGTTGACCAAATAGATCCTCATCTTATTAGCTGGGTTGCATTAACTATTGGATTATTTGAAGTGCATTGCGTGACATTATGTTGTTTTGCTAACGTGTGCAAACATCCAATAAAAACAAAAAAAGATTATTGTGATATGTTTTGTACTATGGAATAATTTTAACAATTATATTTATCAACTATTGGTTTTGGCATTAATTGTCCACTCATCTCTTCTAATTTTTTGTAACATTTATTTATTGTTACTTCACTTATTTCACTAATGGAGCTTACGTCTCTCTTACTTACATTTATGTTACATACTTGAGATACAAAGTATACTATACCTGCTGCTATTGAGTGGGGTGTATTTTCTGGAATAAGACTATTTCTCTGAATCCTAATAGCTATAAACTTACATACCTTTGTTAGTTCAGCATTAATATTCAGCTTACTACAATACCTATCTATAAATGATACTGGAGTTGTCTGACACAGTACTGTTTTATCTGTATTATGCATATCATGCTCTAGTTCATTTATTATTGATATAGCATTCTTACATCCTTTTGTTGCTGCAGTACTATCTAGATGGAATATTGTTGCTATCTCTTTCGCTGTTCTAGGAAACTTATTTACACGTGCTGCTATATAAATAGAAGCTGCTATTATACCATCACGATTTAGTCCTCTAAATGTTTTTGCCTCTGAGATTTTCTTATGATATCTCATTGCATCATCAATTATTATTTTTGGAATACCTGATTGATTCGCTAGAATTGTTATCTTCTGAAACTCATCATACTGCGACTTTTCTTTATAAGGCATTCCTAACCATTCTGTATAACGCCTAATTTTTCTCATTTCATAACTAGACCTACCATTGCAAATTACTTTACATCCATATGATGACTCTTTTAGAAGAGGATTTATTGGCATTCCGCATCGCGTTGGATCACTACCACTATTATCATCTGCACCATAATATCTCCATTCTGCTGTCCTATCAACCATATCTCTATACACTATTCCACATTTTCGATTTGTACAACCCAGAAATCCTTCTGGGGTTGTTACCAGCGATGAAGAACAACAATCACACATTTCTCTATCACCACATGCCCTGTATATACATTCTATCTCTTGTTTTTCGGTTCCCATAGCTGCATCAAACTTATCCCATAATGCTTTTTTTGTTTTTTTATCCTTTTTCCTTTTTATTTTTTTTGTTTTCACAACTTGGTCGCTCATTATCTTTGATAAACAATATAATACTGCATTTTTAATTCAATTTTATAATCTATATAAATGTTATACAAATATGGGAGCTGCTAATTCTACACAAGCAACATCTGATAAAAAGTCTTTAACTAAAGTAATTGATTTTGTTGCCACAAATTACATTTTGACGCAAAATTTTAATGATATGAAAAATCTTGCTAAACTTGACTATTGCAACAATTTAGTCGTTATGACTGCTGATATTATCGCTAAAAAACTTAATGAAAGTGATATTAGGTATTTAGCTCAAAGAATAAAAGACGGTGTTGAAATTAATGAAATGGTTAATGAAAAAGTTATTTATCTCAAAAAGGCTGATGTTCCTGAACTTGATATTAAAAACGAAACCCAAAAAAGGCGTGTATGTATTGGTATTGCTAAACATTATGTACTTATTGCCCATCTTTTTGCCGCTATTGTTACTACTATTAATCCTATTTATACATACAAAGACAAATATGGCTCTACTGTTCGAGCAACACTTATGAATAAACAAACCATTCCTAAAGGTGCTCAAACCTCTATTAAAAAATTCAATATATGCACACAGAGACTTAATGCCTTAATGAATAACCAAGACTTTAATGTTAAAACCGATTCTATTACTGTAAAACCCAAGTTTTGCGATATGAATTATGACCGTGTTAGAGGTCGTGATAGATCACTTTTTGAAGAACCTGGTATTCCTGAACTTGAAAAACTCTACTATGACAAATATGATGATGATAATGGAGGTTTTAAGGGAATGACTACAAAAATGCGAAAAGAGGTTTATGAAAAAGATGTTGAACGTTTCTACAAAGCTTTTACTGGTAATGATGCTATTCCTATTGGTCAAGATGGTAAACCTGTCGTTAAAAAGTTTAGTCAGATTCCTTTAAGAGACTTTCATAGAAGTAAAGGTTGTGCAACAAATGGAGTTTACACTAAAGCTTATACTGGAAGTGCAAAAGATAAGCTTTTCGGTGATTATGCTCAGCATATTAAAACAATGATGCAAACTGCAGAAACTAATCAAGATAAACTTATTAAAATCATTGATGAGATATTTGTTGTTTCTAATAATCCTTCTACTGGAAGAAAGGATGTTGTTATTAATCCCGGCATCACTGAAGCTTATCTTGTAAATCTTGTAACTCAAACTAGAACTATTATTATTGATCTTTACATTACATGCGAAGATGATTTCATTAAGGGTCTAGAACTGTTCGAAGCTATTGTTGAAAAACAAATTGTTGATACATCCAAAGAACAAATTGCTGTTTTAGAAAAAACCATTCAAGATAGTATTACGGAGGATTTAGATAATCAACCTTCTAAGGTTACCGCTGATGAAGAAGGCGATGTTCAAGATAGCGTTCTTCAGCAAAAACAAGCAGAAAAAATGGTTGAAAATATAGAGAAAAAGGCAGAACAGGATTCTGGTAATGAACCTGCTTCTGGTAATGAGCCTCCTTCTGGTAATGAACCTGCTTCTGGTAATGAACCTGCTTCTGGTAATGAACCTGCTTCTGGTAGTGACAATCCTGAAGCTGTAAAATCGGATATACCAAAATCCAACATTTCTCCAGAGAAAGATTTAGTCAATGATGTAGCTACTATGCGTGCAGAATTAGAAGATCTCAAAATGCAAAAAAAAGCAGAAGAAATGGCAAAGAATATTATTAAACAAAATGAAGACGCTGCAATAAAAAAAAGTAAATATTTCCGACCAGTTGGTTATGTTGATGATACAGGCAATATTTTAGATTTAGACGAATCTAATCGCCCAATTCAAGAAGACGTTGCTCTACCACAACCTGCTGCCGGTGGAAATTAATTTCTCACGCATTTATATAATGTACGGATCTCGTCATACTCGTAAACATTCCGGTCGTAAGGCCCACAAAAAACATGCTAAGTCCCACAAAAAGGGAGGCATGAAGACACGTGCTATGCGCAAACGCAGTGCTAAAAAAGCAAAAAACCGTTCAACAGCTAAGCGTTCATACCGCAAACGCGTTAAGGCATCTAACTGCCGTGGCCTTAAAACTGCCAAATGCCGTCATCGCCCTGGTTGCAAGATGAGTCATGGTAAGAAACGCAGTTTCTGCCGCAAGTCTCGCAACACAAAACATCACAAAAAATAAATGTATAAATTATAATTATTAATATAAAATCTAATTTATAATTATATAGCATATGGTTGTTCGTAAGTTTTCTATAAAAAATAACAGAAGAAAAAGGAAACAAACAAAAAAAAGGAGAAAAAAACTAGTTAAAAGAACACGTTCAAAAACTAAGTTTTCAGGAGAAAGCTATTGTCATTGTGTTCGAGTTAAAAAGAAAAGACAAACAAAAAAGAATAAATCTTTGGGATATGAAAGTTATTGCAAATGCTTTGAAGTTCCAAAGAAAAAAACGCGATGTAAACATTGCTTGAAAAATTGAAATTATTAATATTACTGAAAAAATATTAATAATAGATCTACGAATAACTATGACAACACCTGCTCTTGAAAAATGGAAATCTGTTCCTGTATATGGTCGCGAGTTTAATCAAGAACTCAAAACTATGGCCGATACTATAGATAAACTAAAACTGTGGAATTGGCTTAGAAGTGAAACTCCTCCAGAAAACGAAGGTTACTCTTGGTGGGGTCATCCAAATATAATGCTTATCTCAAATAAACTTCCAAATAATCCACACTCTGGTTCTACGTTTTCATTCGCCTTGAGGCAGATGCAAGCTATTGCTATACAAGGGTTTGATTCATGGAATGGTGTCCCTGAATAAAATATATGTTTTAGTCAAATTATTATAATTTTTTTTTCTTTTTTTATAGTTTTGAAAGTCAAATCCTATAGAGATATATAAAATCAAAAAAAACACACTCTTATAAATTTAGGTTTGAAAACGTTAAAAAAAATAAAAATATCTACACAACCTAGACAAATAAAAAACTAAACACATATTTTTATGAAGGGTCTTTATGTAGGACTGAAAAAAAGGAACTAAGTATTTAATATGAAAAAGATTTAGGCACTTTTTTGTTGTCATAATATAGGACAACAATGGACAACAAAAAGTGCCGAAAAGTGCCGCAGAATTATGCATGTAAAATATGTGACTATACAACGTGTCATTTGAGTCATTGGAAAAAACATATTGAGACGAGAAAACATAAAAGACAACAAATGACAACAAAAATGACAACAAAAAGTGCCGAAAAGTGCCACTTATGTGAATGTGGAAAAAGCTACGCCAATAGATCTAATTTACATAGACATAAAAAGAAATGTGTTTACCATAATGAAGAAAAGAAAGATTGTTCAACACTTTCAAATACTAATACAATAGGAGGTATCGACAAAGATGAATTGATTTTAAAATTGATAGCACAGCAAGGCGAATTAATAAATGCTATAAAAAATGGAGGATTAGGAGCAGGACAGACGGTTGGTCAAGAAGGAATGGGTATAAATGGAAATCATAACAATCAAGTACAAAATAATTTCAATATACAACTATATTTAAATGAAGATTGTAAAAATGCGGCATCAATACAAGATTTCGCAAAACAGTTGAAATTAACAATGGAAGACCTAACACTAATGAAAGAAAATGAACCAAAAGCAATGGTTAATATTATTACAAAAAATCTAAAAGACTATACACAGTATGAAAGACCTATTCACCATCATGAAAAGAAATGGTATATAAAAGATAAAGAAGAAGGCTGGGATCAAGAGGGAGATAAAGATGGATCTAAGATAATTGAACATGCAAAAAGAGGAGTATCCCAAAAGGCTGGCACTGTATTTGTTGATAATAATCCTGACTGGCTAACAAACCAAAAGAAGGGCGAAGAGTTCGCAGAATGTATGTCTGTAGCAATGAAGGATGTTTCTGATAGAAAAACAAATAAAATACTTAAAAATGTGTGTGTCTCATGTGAAGCTGGAAAAGAATAATTTATGAAGGTATTTCTCTCTATAAATTATTTTTAAAGGTCTGAAAGGTATCTCAAAGTTCTATAACAACTAGTTTATCTTTAAAGTGAATCTTGTCTTTGAGAAGTTATAAAAAGAAAAGTAGAGAGAAAATAGTAATAAATGTTAATTTTTCCCAGATTTATCTTGTATTCTTCTTAGTAAATCTTGATTATAAATAAGATTTCCAGATGGTTTATATGAACCAATATCTTTATAATCTCCATTGTTTTTCTTGTTAACAACAACATTCTTATTTTTATTTTTAAGACCAAATATAAGCGAGTTAGGATCTGAATTATCAACAGAATTGTTATCACTATTGTCGTCATTATGCTTTATTTTTTCATTTCCAAAACCATCAATTATCATACCAGTTTTCTTTTTAATTTCATCTCTCACATATCCAGGCATCCAATGTTGCCAAGCTATAAAAAGTAGATTAGGATGAGTATAACGTACCACAAACCCATTGTCTCTAAGTTTATCTATTAAATATGCAATACAAGCTCCATTATCATACCTAGGTACCCCGATAATCATTTCAGGAACAAGATACCAACAATGTTGTGCGTTTGTAGAGATTCTTGAAGTGTGTTTAATTCTATCGTGTATACGTTTGAGTACTTTATTGTAAACGGCAAGTGTATTAAGGTCACTTTGCTTCTTTTTTTCGTAAAGTTCGTCCATATTAATTTTGATATCATCGTGATTATCACCTAGTGTAAAAATAGTATCCATAATTAAAAAATGTTAAGAAAAAAAGTTATTAAATAACACGAATGTAATATATTATTAATGACAATCAAACATATTGTAATTTCTGGAGGAGGACCAACAGGACTTCTCTCTTATGGAGCACTGAAAAAGTTGAATGAACAAGGAATATGGAAGAAAGATACACTAGAAACAGTTTATGGAAGCTCAATAGGTGGAATAATAGGTGTTTTAATGATGTTGGCACATAATTGGAAAGCATTAGATGATTATTTAATTAAAAGACCTTGGACAAAAGTAATTGAAAAAGTAAGTAATGATATACTAGATTTTATAGAAAATAAAGGCATAGATGGAATAGAATTATTAAAGATCTTATTGGAGCCATTATTAATGGCAAGAGAATTAACAATTGAAACAACTTTAAAACAACTATTCGATACGATAAAAATAAAGTTTGTTTTAACAGCAACAAATGTAAATGGTAATAGTAATCAATTAGAATATGATTTGTTAAGTCACGAAACATATCCGGATATGAAGATATATGAAGCATTGGCAATAACAGCTGCATTACCAATGTCTTTCAGGCCAGTATATTATCAAGGAAAGTGTTATGTTGATGGAGGTATTATGCATAATTATCCGTTGCAGTTATGTTTAAAAGAGGAGAATGCAGAAGAGACAGAAGTACTTGGATTGAAGAATTATTGGAATATTGAATACCCAATACTAACACATGAGACAAGTTTACTAGATTATTTAAGATTATTTATAAGACGTGCTCATAATACAATAGAATCAACGTCTGACCAACCAAAAGTAACTAACGAGATAATTTGTGATGCAAGTGGATTATCTGATATAAATGTATGGATAGAAGTATTTAATAATTCGGAAATGCGTGAAAAGCTAATAGAAAGAGGTTGCAATAATGCAATAGCTTGGTTAGAAGAAAGAGAGATAACAGTAGAGTAAATCTTTTGTAAATAGTAGTTTATCTATAAAAGATTTATTTCAATGAGGTTTCAAGAAACTGAATTAGTGTGTTCATATCAGGTTTAGCATCGTATTCGATTACCTTACTTTGATATGCTAGTTTAATAGTAGGATAACCATCAACTTTAAACTTATCAGCAACAGCACTATCTTTCTCACAATCTACCTCAATAATATTGACTTTTACACCGTTAATAGCACCTCCCTGAGATTCAATATACTCCTTAAGTTTCATGATAACAGGTGTAGCTTTTTTGCAATGTGGACACCATTCTGTGTAGAAATAATAGAGATCTGCTCCATAATTAGAAGCAACATCAGCAGTATCAGTGAACTCTCTATTAGGAACATATGCAGCATCAATTCTAGGTGTTACATAGTTTCTATAAGTATAAATAGCGGCGGCTATAAAAATAAGAGCTACAAGCAAAATTGCTAAAAATCTCTTATTAGATAAGACACCAACAATACTACTTCTAATCTTATCAATCATATTATAGTATAATATGTGATAAATGTTAGTAATTGTTTAACGAACATTATCTAAAGAAAGATATGTAATAAAGTTAACGAGAATGTTATTCAGAGGTAAAAGTGGTAAATTATATGAAATAAAGAAAAGAGATTATTTATCTGAAAAGGAATACAACAAAGCTATAATGTCTATAAAGTTTCAAATAAGTAATTCAATTAATACATCATATATTGCAAAAGAAGAGATACTAAATATTATTAAAAAAGAAGTGAGTAGAGGGAATAGATAATAGTTACAAGTAAAACAATACAAACAGCACAACTCATAAGAGTATTTTTCTTGAATTCAGAATATTTTGGATTAGTTAAAATATCAGGTTTATCGGTTAAAAAATCTTTGAGTTCTTTTACAAAAGCATAAGCAGCAGCTCCAAGGATAATAATCCCGGAAAGTTTAACAATTTTAGAGGTTATATTTCCAAGAATACCTTTTGTAAAAGAAGCTAGAGCAATTACAAGAAGGCCACTGGTAATATACATACAAACATCTTTTGTTTTATCAGCAAATTGCATAAACTCTGTCATAGTTATATAATATTTGGTAATATGTTTTTCTTAATAATATATAATTATGAAGACACGTAGAAATAGAATACATAAACCGCGTAAAAATAAAAAACTTAATAAAACAAAGAAACAGCGAGTATTTAAAAAAAAAGATTATAAGAGCGGAGATGGTATGTTAACAACAGTTTGGGGACCAAGTATGTGGCATTATTTACATACAATGAGTTTTAACTATCCTGTAAAACCTACAAATCAAGATAAAAATAATTATAGAAACTTTATTTTAAACTTACAAAATACTTTACCTTGTGGTAATTGCAGGAAAAATCTTAAAAATAATTTTAAAGCTCACCCATTAACAATTGATTGTATGAAGAATAGAAACTCATTTTCAAGATACATTTATAAACTTCATGAAGTAATTAATAAAATGCTAGGAAAAAAATCTGGACTTAGTTATTGTGATGTTAGAGAAAGGTATGAACATTTCAGATCAAGATGTACTGAAGAAGCACCAAAGATTTTTAAGTTTAGAAAAACGCGTAAAAAGAAACACAAAGGATGTACAGAACCACTATATGGAAAGAAGGCAAAATGTGTTATTAAGATAGTTCCTCATGATGAAAAATGTAAAACTTTAGAAATTGATGAAAAATGTATTAAAAAGCGTCCATAATTATAATCTAATTATAATTTATAATTATGGCATCTGTAAATGGTACACAGTTAACACCAGAAGAAGAAATAGAAGTTTGCGATACACTGATATCTATAGAAAATGCATATCAAACACATTTAAAAAATGTATCTCAAGGTAGTTCTATTCTTAATGATGTTGAAGCGCACGCTATAATAGTTTTCATGTATACAACAGTTCTTATGTTTCCAAATTTTGACTTTTATAAATGTTTGTCCATGCTCGCTAATACAGGGACGTCTCAGCAGACAACACTTCTTTATATGGTATTGGAGTTCAGACATAATTTGATGAGTGGAGTTGGCATATCACAAACCGTACTGTTTAAAATGTTAAAGGGGGAGGGGGACGTGGGAAAAAAAACCCTTTCTCTTATGGCAGAACAATTGGATGGTATGAAAGCTCTATCAACTGGACGTCAAACACATTCTGGTCCGAATTATGGAGGTGGCAAAAAGAAACAGAAGGGTGGATATTTTAGTCCAACAACGAAAAAAGCTATAGCAAATATCTTGATGGCAGGTATTATTGTGGGAGGAATAGTTGCATTTAAACAAGGAGCTATATTAGCGATTTCAAAAAAAATAGTAACATATTTTGCTGGAGCATTTCAAAATGCGGACCATTGTAAGGGTAACCTCGCTTATGGCTGGAATAAAATAACACAATATGCTGCCTGGACATCAGGCATACAGCCAAGTTGTGATCAAATTATAGAAGCAAACAATGCAACAGCAGATTGGATTGTTCAGCAAACAATTGCGGTTATGACAACCATAAAACCTCTTATGCTTGGTGGGGCTACAGGGATGATACTAGGGTGGTCGAAAGTACAAGGTACTGTAATTGAATATATCATTAATCCAGCGGATAAATTGGTAGATTTTTTTCTGGCAAAGATGCTTGGTATTGACCTTAATCGCAATGTTACTCTGTTGAATAATTTTAAGAACACAACAATAATAGCAAAAGCATTAGAAACATACGAATTAATGAAAAATTATGCACTTTTATCATCTGCTAGTCAGGAACAGAAAACAGCATTTACCACTTTAATCAATCAAGCAGCCGGAAAAGCCACCAGACAAAACCTGTGTTTTAATCAAGATACAAGTTTAGAAGCAATAAACAGAATAAGCCCCGCAGATTTATTGACGATGGCGAAATCACTTAATATTACAGCTATAAATCCTAATGTCCAAGGTACAGAACCCTGTGGTAGTAACACTCAATTAACCCTGGATGAAGTAGATCTGTTTTATAAAACAATTCATAATATTGCAAAGGAAGAGGGTGTTAAAGTTACACCAGCACCAGCACCAGCATCTCAAGAACAACCTCAAAGTGTTGGTGTTTCTGGAATGGGTATATCACCACCACAACCAACAACTACAGCAACTACAGCACCTACAGCAACTACAGCACCTACAGCACCTACAGCAACTACAACAAATGCCGGCGGAAGAAAGAAAAAACGTAAAACAATGAAAAAGAAGCATCATAAGAAACGTGGTCGCAAAACAGGAAAAAAGAAGATGCATAAAAAGCGTAAGAAACATACTCATAAACATAAGAAGCATCATAAGAAACGTGGTCGCAAAACAGGAAAAAAGAAACACTAAATCATTTTATGATTAATAAAATACATAATATGATTTACATACCAAATGCACTGAAATCATTTAGTACGGGACGAGGTAAGTATTGATTGTCCATAGAAGAGTAGTTAGGAACCTTTTTGCATTCAAATGATGGTTCTGGACAACGTGCACATGGTGGACAAGGTTGGCAAGGTTCTTGTCTAGGGCATGCTGTAGATGAAGGACAAGCAGGGCAAACAGGAGGTACAATCTGAGATTTAAGAATATAAAGATCTTCATCGCCCGGTGGTATTTGTGAACGATTCACAGTTGTAGGTGCATTGTATGTTGTTGCAGAATTGCCTTGAGGGCCAGTATATGATGTAGCAGTGCCTCCTTGAGGACCAACGTATGTAGTAGATGTAGCAGTACCGCTTTGAGGACCAACGTATGTAGTAGATGTAGATGAAGACTGATTTCCAGTATCATACCAAGGGATCTGACTGTTCTTAGTGTAAACATCTACAGTGTCACCAGCAGGACCAGTATATGAATATTCTGGTTGATTAGTAGTGGTAGTAGTATAACCGTTTTGTGTAGTGGTAGTAGTTTGTGCTGTAGAGGTGTTTCCGGTGATTAAATTATCAATGTCTTTGCCTGCATCTTGAAACATATTTTCCATATCGTTAATTACACCAGAATTAGAATTAGCACCAGAATTAGCACCAGAATTAGCATTAGTAGTATTATTACTAATGGGTGTAGGGCTCCATGTAGCGGGGTCACCACCGATATTTTTTTTAACTTTTGTAGGGCTCCATGTAGCAGGGTCACCACCAATATTAGAAGAAGGATAATTTTTATTAGGATCAGTGGGGAGACCTTCAGCTGCTAGTTCAGCTTGATATTCATCATAATCGGATTTAGCTTGTGCTTGTCCAGCTTGTTGTACATCAAGTGCAACATCGCCTGTACTTTTTCTACCGCCTTCCATGCCTTCACGAAGAGGAAAACATGAACAAAATAGACCACATAGGATTAAACTTGCGATTAATATAATAAATAAGTGAATAGCTCTCAACTTCATTATACAGTATAGTTGGAAAAAAGTTTGTTGAGAAATTGATATAAATTATTTGTGTGAATAAATATCAATAATATGCCAAGAAAAGCTAGAGAACCACTAAAGAAGTATTTTGATTTTGACTCAGAGGAGATAGAAATCGGGATAGATGAAGCAGGAAGAGGCCCAATGTTTGGAAGAGTATATGCAGCAGCAGCAGTATTGCCAAAAACAGATGATTATAATCATGAACTGATGAAAGATAGTAAAAGATTTACTTCAGAAAAAAAAATCAAAGAAGCAGCAGATTATATAAAAGAAAATGCAGTAGCATGGGGAGTAGGATATAGTACAGAAGAAGAAATAGATGCTTATAATATTAGAAAAGCGACACATATGGCAATGCATAAAGCAATATCTCAAGTTATGGATAAGTTAGGCCTAAATAATGATTATCATCTACTAGTTGATGGAAATGATTTTACAATTTATTCAAAACTGAGAAATAATTCTTTGATAACAGAAAGACATACATGTATAAAGCATGGTGATGATAAATATACACCAATAGCAGCAGCATCAATTATTGCGAAAGTAGAAAGAGATGATTATATATCAAAGTTATGTGAAGAAGACGAAAGTTTGACAGAAAAATATGGAATTATTAGAAATAAAGGTTATGGTACAAAAGAACATATGGATGGTATTTTGGAATATGGAATAACAAAATATCATAGAAAGACTTTTGGAATATGCAAAAATTATCAAGTGAAATAATCAACATACCCAACAATCATGGCCTTTTTGCCAACATTTAAAACATGTAATAAATTTACCATTAGAAACGTAATCATATTTTTTTGGTTTAGTTTTATCCCACTGTATTACTAGATTACAATTACTGCAACCAATTTCAGGATTTTTTCTTAGATATGAAAAAACCTCTCTAAAAAGGTCTGTGTTATTCATAACATCTGAAACAGGATCATTAAATAATTCATTCATTATATAAGTAAATCAATTTTATTTATATAGAGATACTATTAATAAAAAATTGAAATGAATAGATTAAATAATAAGTAATTACACAACGACTATAAAAGAATCGCATAAAAATATGTCAACAAATACATCCGATCGAACCCCAGACCAAATAATGGAAAATGCTGAATATAATTATTATATAGCAATAAAAATTGGTGGGCAGTTTGCAATGAGTAGGAAGAGATTTGTGCTATGTTCGATGAATCCATTTCAAGGCCAGTTTCTTTCATCAGGATGGTTTAATTATTTAATAAAGGGAAAGAACTATAAAAATCATTTGTGGCTAGCAGTAGTGCAAATAGCTAGAGAAGATACAGGAATAATGCGTAAAGATATATTACAACAGCTTAAGTCAGCTGACCCAGAAAGTTGGAAAAATCTTACGTGTGTATCATGTGCTTGTCAATATCATTGGGAAATCTTTTATGAAGACATAACAGATGCATCAAAAATA